GCCGGTGCGTTGGCGTTGGTGGTGCCAAGGCGATACCAGCCGCTTTCGACGATCGTATTCAGATCCGCGTCGGTCTGCGCGACATTCGCCGCGAGGCGATCGGGAAATTCGTCCAGATAGGCCTTCAGCTCGTCGAGCGTGATGCGCCCGTGCACCATGGACTGAACCAGATACAGCAGTTCGGTTCCATCGAAGCCGGCAAGGGCGGGAAGCTGTGTCAGCTGTTTGGGTGCACTCATGGTCAGGCTCCTGGTTCCACTGACCAGATCGCATCAATCCGCAATGTCGGGCGGGACACGACGCCAAGCGACATGGGGTCCGGGTTGTGCGGCCGGTCCTCGGCGCGCGCGGCGCGATATCGGGGGAATTCGGGGATGGGGCGCATCGGCGTTCTCCATGCATAGAGCCCCCCGGATCGCTCCGAGGCACTTGATTGAGCGTTGGATTGTCAGGATTGCGTCAGGCGGCCAGAGCGGCGACCTGGGTGGAAAGCTGATCGACTGTATTTTGCAGCGTCTCGACCTGCGCCTCGAGAGTGTCGATGCGAGAGTCCTTTTCCCGCGCCTGCGCCACGACATAGGCGATCACATTGGGGACGGTGCGAGACCAGTCGACGCCCCACATCTCCGCCTCCGTCTCGCCTGGTGAGACGGCCTTCGGAAAAATCGGCTGCAGGGTCTGGGCGTAGGCGCCGAAATCCTCGCTGCCGTCGGAGCGCCAATTGAATTTGCCCAGCACCGCCGCGATCTCGGTCACGACATCGCCGGGCGCAAGCGTGTGGCGAAAGTTCTGTTTGGCCCGCGCGTCCGAAATGGAGTTGAACGTGCAGTCATTTCCGTTCGTCTTGATGTTGCCGACTTCGCCATTCGGGTTGTGTAGCGAATAGTGGCTCCGCCCACCGCCGGCGCTTGCCGATGACCGCATCTTCGCAGCATTTTCCGTCGCGACGATGTCGCGTCCGTCGGAATTACCGTTCTGGCTGAACGTGCCCCACTCGATTTGATTGTCGACCTGCACGAAGCCGGTGAAGGTCGATGTACCCGAATAGGTGTTGTTGCCGTTCAGCTTTCCGACCTTCCCCCCGGACGTCCCGACATTTTCAACCGCGGCACTGCCAAGGCCGAGGTGTGTCCGCGCCGCCGACATGCTCCCGGAAATCAAGAACGACTCCATATCGACGGAGATGGTGTAGGTGCTCATCCCGCCTAGGGGACTCGTAAAGTAGGGGATCGATCTGTTGGGAACTTCGAAACTAGATAGCGATTGGAGGGCCAGATCATAGCCTTGGACGTCCGATCCGATCGCAAGGCCAAGGTTCGAGCGAGCATTTGCTGCTGTTGACGACCCCGTCCCGCCGTTCGCTATTGATAGGCTGACACCGGACCAATCGTTGCTGTTGATCGTGTCCTTTTCAGCCAAGGCGCCCATATTCAGGATGGTCTTGACTTGGCTGGCAGACAAATTGGACGGATTGCCCGTTCCCGCGCCGCTTGCGCGCCCCTTGATGGTGGCTTGCGCCATATTCTCAAGCTTGGCGTTGGTAACCGCGTCGCTGGCTATCTGTGCCGTGTTCACTTGATCGAGATCGGCTAATGCCCCCAACGCAAGGTTCGCTTTGATTTGTGGCGTCGTATACAGCGCGGCATTGGCGCCGGTTATTGCGCCGCCATAGCCGATCACCTTGAACCCGCCGACCCCGCCGTCGCTAGGGAGCTTGTCGAGCGATACAGTGTGGTCCAGAATCTTGGGGGCAGTTATCGCGCCATCATCAATCTGCGCCGTAGCAACCGCATCGAGATCGGCAAGAGCGCCTAAGTTCAGGTTCGCTTTGATCTGCGAGGCTGAATATAGAGTCGCGTCCCCGCCTGAAACTGCCCCCGCGTAGCCGATAACCTGGAACCCCCCTGTACCGCTGTCGCTTTGCAGCTTGGAGAGCGTGATCGTGTGGTCGTTGACAGTATCTAGCGTCGCCAGCGAACCCAGCCCCAGATTGGCGCGCGCACCGGCCGCGTTGGATGCGCCGGTGCCGCCATTCGCAACGGACAGGTCGACGCCCGACCAGTCCGCGTTGTCGACCGTGTTCCTGGTCGACAGCGCACCAAGCGCGACACCATTGCGGTACAACTCGGTGGCGTTGAAAGTCCCCGCGCCTTTGTCGCCACCTGCAGGCGAACCAACCCTAACGCCAGCGCCGATTGTAACAGCGCCGTTGTAGGCACCATTGCTTCTCGTCGCGAGCGTAAGGTTCGAGTCGTCTGATCCAGAGGTTGCGTCCAGGAGCGCTGACGTGATGAACCCGTGGACCTGTTTGGCGCCGGCGCCGTCGCGGCCTGAAAAGCGAATCTGGGCGAGATTGTCGCCCCCCGACGCGCTGCCGGTTTCGCGAAACAACTCAAAGATCGGCCCTTGCGATGAGCCGTTATCGTCCCATTGCAGCCTAAACGGGAATTGCCCTGTTGCAACTTGGGTAGCCGACCATGTGTTTGTGGTGTTCAGCTTCGCGATCGCGTCACCCGACGTGCCGACGTTTTCCGTCGCCGCAGATCCCAGGCCCAGATTTGTCCGCGCGGCCGCGTTGTTTGCGGACAGGAGGAGCGCCTCTGAATCGGCGGATATGGTGTAGGTGCTCATGGCACCCAGGGCGCTTGTGAAATACGGGATCGACCGGTTGGGCACCGCGAAGTCTGAAAGGGCCTGCAGCGCCGGATCGTACCCCTGAACGTCGGCCCCGATCTCCAGGCCAAGGCCGGTTCGCGCGTCTGCCGCGTTGGAGGCGCCCGTCCCGCCATTTGCAACCGCGAGATCGGCGCCATTCCAGTCCCCGTTGCTGATCGTATCCCGGGTCGACAAGGTGCCGAGCGCCGTCCCGTTCAGATAAAGACTGGCCGCGTTAAGGGAGCCGCTCCCCTGGTCGCCGCCGGTCGGATCGCCGATGACCAGTCCGTCTTGCAGATACGCGCGCCGACCCCACACGCCCGCCTGAAGCGTGTAGAGTGACACGCGACCGTCCTCGGACCCGTCGGTCGGATCGATGACATGCGCCGCGATCGACGAATAGGGAACCGGCTGACCGGCATCGTTCTGACCGGAAAATTCCAGAACGCCCAATCCGTCATACGCAACGGGGCTGTTTGAGCTTCGCTGGAGCTGCATAAACGGACCGAGCGTGTTCCCGTCGTCGTCCCAGCGCGCCGCGAGGGGATATCGATCCTGGAAAACCTGTCGCGCGCTCCACCATTGCTGGAGGTCGAGCTTCGCCAGATTGCCGTCGTTGCCGGTGTGATAGACCGAAGCCCATGGCTGCCAGACGCCCGCGCCCCCAGCCTCCGGCGGATGGCCGGACCGCACCCAGACGGTGTTCGTCTCCCAGTGGAAGATCAGCTGGGTGATGGTCGCAAGCCCCCGGCCGACAAGCATGGGAGACTGTTGCCAGTTGCTGTCCGGCGCGTTGGCGTTCGTGGTCCCGACGCGGTACCAGCCGCTTTCCACGATGGTATTCAGATCCGCGTCGGTCTCCCCGACATCCGCGGCAAGCCGATCGGGCAGCTCGTTCAGATAGGCCTTCAACCGGTCGAACGAGATGCTGCCATGCACCGCGGACTGCACCATGTAGAGCAGTTCGGTGCCGTCGAAGCCGTCGAGGGCGGGGAGCTGCGTCAGGAGCTTCGGTGCGGTCACGTTCAGGCTCCCGGTTCGGTCGGCCAGATCACGTCTTCCGGCGCGCCGAAGGTCGACGGGACATCGCGCAGGGCCTGGCGATAGGCCTTCCACGCATCCTGTGCCGCAACGTCCAGTGGCGCATCGGCGAGAACCGTCCAGTCGGACCGGCTCAGGCGCGCGTTTCGTTGCGCTCGGACCCCGGCCCAGAGCGCGTACTGCTCGCGGGCGGCCGTCTCCGCCGCCGTCTCGACGCGCCACTGTCCGTTGTCATTGACGAGTGTCTCGTCGAGACCGCAATCGACCTCTTGCCAGGCGGGATCAAGAGAAGCGGCATGTTTTCGGCCGGCAGCGTCGATCCAGAATTTGGAGAGGGTTTGTGCGTCGAGGAATGCGCTGTCGACGTAGCGGAGCCGGTCCAATCGCAGCGCCCGTAATGCCTCGGGAATCTCCGGGCCATCGACCAGATCCGCGCAGCCCGCCACGATATCCCCATTCAGGATAGCATACATGTTCATTTCTCCGATTTAGGCATTCGCGCCGAAACGAATGCGGGTGTTGCGGACTTCGATCGTGCGCTGATCCCAAATCCGCACACTGTAGCGGTGCGCGGCATAAAGGCCGAAACTGTTCTCGATGCCATTGCCGCCGTCTACTATTGTGTATTCTGGATGGGTAACATCGCTCTCGTGCGCCGTCGTGAAATCGTTCACGGCGATCAATCGGGGGCGCGGCCGCCGCGACCAGTTCAACTCGATTGTGTGGTAGTTACCCATGTTGGCTGGATTGGTGTGGTTCTCGAATGCAAGCTCGCCGAGACCCTGAACACCGATATGCACATCTGCTTCGGTGTCGATGTTGTGGAGGTTGACCAGCGGCGTGATCGTCGCGACATTGGAAGCGTCGGTAACGACCCTGGCGATGAGCATGTCGTCATAGGTGGAATCGAAACTCGGATGGCTCTCAGGCTCGGAAAACGGATTGTATGCCGCGTCTGCCAGGTCGTTGATCGACAGCGCCTCCGCGCCCGGTGCCATGTTCATGCGCACGTGATAGGTCTTGCTGGCGGCAGTCGAAAACGTCCGGGAGAGCTCATCGAAATCCGACGTCGACATCTGATGGATGCCGCGGTGCAGGATGCTGACGCCACTCACAACGCGTACCTGCCCACCGGTTGGCACGGTCAGGTTGATCTTGCCATCGGCGGAATTGAGCACTTCGGGATAGAACAACAGCCGCGAACGCGCCTGGTTCATCAGGATGTAGTCGCTGGTCGCGCCGGTACCGGTCGCTGACGCGATAAGCGCCTCGATCGCCTTGCGCACCTGCTGCAAGTCAGCATCGTTGTCGGTCAGGCCGGCATAGTCGATCAGATGACCGAGCTCGGCCTGTACCGCGTGGTGCAGCCAGTTGAACAACTCACGGTCAGCCGGACCGCATTCGAAGCCATTCAACCTTTCATTGGCTGTCGGACGGCGTTTGTTGCCTTCGCCATTGGCGAAGGCACTGACGAATTTTTCTGCCATGATCGATCCTTGCTATTGAAGCCAGATGGACTCGCACAGGCCGCCCCAGCCGGCGCCGAAGCCGAAGAACGGTATGTCCTCGACCTGTCCGACGATCTCTATGCGGACGCCTGGCGCGACCGGGGTTACCTGCTGGAAAAGATGGAGTGTGGCGCGCTCCTCGCCGGTCAGCGGGCGGCCGGCTGCCGCCGTGATGACCCCCGGCCGCTCACGTGCGATGAAGGCCTTCGCGCCGAACAATTCCTGAAGGCTTTCGGTCAATGTCGAACGGCGGAAGTCATTCAGAAGCTGATACCGGCGCACCTTCAGGAAGCGGCGATAGAGCTCATCATCATCGAAGCAGAACTCCTCGAATTCCGGTCCGCCGCAATCGAACGTGACGGCCTCGTCGCAGAATCCGCCGACCGGGTTGAGCGGGATCTCGCACAATGGCGTCCCCGTGAAGCCGCCCAGGCAATCGAGGCCGGCGGTTCCGGCGCTATCCGACGGTACGGCGAGACACTCCGCCCCTGCCCCATCCAGCGCGAGGGTGAACGCCGTCATCGGCTCGCATTCGAAGCCGAAATACGTCTTGCGCCGGCCCGCGCAATGACATCGCGGCCAGCCGAGCCACTTGCCGATGATCGTCAGCTGCTCGCCTTCTGCCGTATCCAGGTCGAAATGTTCGGGGATCCTGCAAACCGTCTCGACCAGCGTCGCCGGTTCCGCGAGAAGGCTACGCAGCAGCGCGAGGAAGTTCGGCGACTCGCGATACTGGGTCAGGATCTTGTCGACGGCATCTTCGATCAGCGCGTCGGGACCTGGGCAGGACAGCATCATTGCCCACCCGCCGGTAGATAGTAGACCCGCACTTCCTCGAGGATGGCGATCTCATCGAAGTCAATTTCGACCGGCTCCTCGATCGGCGCCGCGAAAGTTCCCGATCCGGCATCCTTTGCGCGGGTCATCCGAACGCGCTGAACGCCCAGTCCGGCGAGTTTCGACACCGCGCCGATGATGCGGGTCGGATCGACGCTCTCGCCATTCGTCAGACCGAATTCGCTGGCAAGGCCCAATTCGCTTTCCAGTTGCGCGGAAATCGCCGCCAGATCGGGCGTCACGCAGCCGCCGGCAATCGGCTTGGCGTTGACATCGATCTCGACCAGGATGCCGACCTGGGCGGGCCGCAGGAAACCGACCGTCCGGCAATAACCCGCATCGTTGATCTCGATCGGCGTATTGCCGTAAAGACCGATACCAGTGACCGTCCGGTCGAAAATGGCCGACGCGACCGTCTCGTCCGCGCCGCCGATCACCACGACGCACAGGCTGTGGCCGGGAATGCCGTTGTTGTCGACCTCGTCCCCGTCATTGGCCCAGACCTTCACCCATTCGACACCGTCGACCGCGGTCACGTCGTTGATCAGCGGACGCAGATGGATGTCGGACTTGCCGGCATTGGTGATCATTCCCCGGTAGCCCGCATCGGTTCTGCCGGTCGGCCGGTCGACTGCGCGGATTTTGCCGAGCATGTCGAGGCGCACGCCTTCGGACTGATCGGGATCGAAGCTGTGATAGGTGTCCTCGGCCTGCTCCCAGAGCTTGGCCGAGAGCAGCGAAAACAGACCGATCAGCTGGCCCATCGGGCTTTCATCGTCGTCGATCAGCGCGTCGCCGAAAATCGTCTTCGCGGCCAGCTTGTTCTCGTCAGCGATCGTGAGGATCGGCTTTCGCTTAAAGCCGCCAGAATTAACGCCGTAGCTCATAGTTCGACCACCTCATCGAATTCGGTTCGGATGTCGGCGCGCGCCACGTTCAGGCGGCGCCGGTGCTGCTTGCGTTCCGTCCGGTCCGGGATGTCCTTGCCATTGACCAGCATCTCGAAGCTCAACAGCTCCTCGACGCCGCGCGTCTGGAGGATCGTGCGCTTGATCAGCGCCTCGGAGATCACCTCGTTGAACGGGCGAACCAGGATGTTCTGGAACCAGGGGACGCCGGTCAGCGCGTTCAGGAACCACTCGCCGCGATAGGCCAGAAGCCGCTGCTTGCAAAGCTGGGTGATCGACGCGGAATCCTCGACCATGGCGAGGTTGCCGTCCGGGTCGAGATACAGATCGTGACGCCCCGGCTCGTAGTCGGGGTCATCTGCCGGAACGTGGTGTTCGGCGTATTTGTCGTAGAGGCTGATGCCCAGATATCTGATCATGATGCTGGCCCTATGAAGACGTTGGGAGACCCGGTCGCGACATACGATTTGCAGGCGACGGGATCGTCGACCCGGCCGGCCTCCTTGCCATTCGCAAAGACCGTCGGGCTGCCCTCCTTGAGCACGCTGGCATGGCATTCGAGGGTGATCGGGCAGCAATGCACCAACCAGCTGTCGCCCTTGCGGTGCAGCTTCTTGCCGTTGACGAAGACGTTCGGGCTGCCCTCGTCGCACTGGCGCGGCGGAAAGCAGTCATGCCCGGTACACAGGTCCTCCAGGACCCGGCAGGCTTTCGGCATGTCTGGCTCACTCGTTGAGATCGATGCGCGGCGCGATGATGCGAATGCCCGCCGCCGTCATTTCGATGAAGCAGCCGTCGTTGAACTTGATCAGCAGCAGGTCGTCGCCCATCTCGACCTTCGGCAGGCCCGCCAGCATCCGCAGTTCCGTGCGCGCGGCGTTGAAATTGCCGACCGCCTGTGGCCCCGCGACCATGCCGCCGGGAACCGCGACCGCGTCCGACAGGTCGTGCATGCGGAAATTGTCCGCCTCCTGCTCGCCGCCGTTTGCGTACCAGTTGTCGATGTTGCGCGAGGCGATCTGAACGCCGACCGGATCGCCCTTGCCGATCGGCCAGGTCAGCGCGCCGCCGCCGCCGCGCGGGAACTTGACCGGAACCTTCTTCAATTCCGGAAACGGAAAGTCCTCGCCCCTTACCTTGGGCCTGTGCAGGATCTTGACCGTCGCCGTCTGGGTGGCGGCGTCGAAATCGACGATCTCGCCGGGCAGCAGCACGTGCATGTCCGAGCGCTCGGTGCCGGCGGCCTGGGCATAGACTTCCTCCTGCTGGCCGCGAAGCGGCTTGCCGCGAAGACCGGTCATAGGCGCGTTCCCTCGACATCGACGCGGAAATCGCCGTCGCGATTGTCGCCGCTATAGGTGGCCCGATCGACGCGGAAGCGGCCGGCATCCGCGCCGGGTCCCATGCCGAGCGTCTCGGACAGAACGCGGACCACGCGGTTTGGCCGGATCTGCGGGTTGAGCAGGACCGGAACCCGGATGCCCTCATCCGTCAGCGTCGGCACGCCGAGCATGCCGGTATGCGGCGACACGATCGTTTCCTGATCGATGAAGCCGTCGCTTGGGATCGTTTCCAGGACACCGTTCTGGATCGACCAGCGGAAGGCGTGCGAGCGCGACAGCTTGTTCATTTCGCGGACGACAGAGCCGAACAGCACCGTCGGGCGCTTGTAGGGCGTCTCGTCGAGACCGAGCAGATCGCCCCGGGCGACGTCGGGCATATGCGCGTGTAGCCGCAGCACCTGGTCCTTCGGCGATCCCTCGAGCGTTTCGGAAATCGTGCCCTGGCGCCAGGCCTTGTCGCCGTCGGCGAATTCGATGCTGGTGGCGATATCGGTCTCGCTGCGCTGGTGCTCGACGTCGCGGATGAAGCCCTCGCCGATGGTCGAGACGGTTCCCTCGCCATAAAGGCTGCCGGTGTGGCCGGCCTCGATGCGCAGCCAGTCCCATTCCCGGCCGACCGCGTTGCGATGCGAGGCGTTCAGGTTCCAGATCCGGACATAGCCCTTGTTGGGCGTGCCGGAGACCGTCGCCTCGATCCAGAAGTCGATCCTGAGGGGATCCCTGCCCTGGTCGCGCGGCCGTTCGCCCACGACGATGCCGCCGGCGCGACCAAGCGTCACCCGGACCTTGCGCAGAAAGAGCTTGCTCATTGCGTGAGCGCCGCCGCTTCGTCTTGTGTGATGTGATAGAGCCGCACGGTGCCGGCGGTCAGCGCCTGGTAGTTTGGCTCGGTGTCCGGCGCGTCATAGCCGCCGGCGATGATCAGGCCGATGCCGAACTCGAAGGGCGCGAGCAGATCGACGCCGGTGACGACCCGGCGGCCGGCCAGCACCGGCACCGCGTCGATCGACAGATCGAGCATCCAGCGGCTGGCCAGCGTGTTGTAATTGAGCCCGATCGTGCAGCGTCGGGTGTTCAGCACCATCGACAGAACCTGCCGCGGCGCCTCGATAACGGGAATGCGGATCATTGCAGCGCACCTGTCAGAAGGTGTTGGAGAAACTCGATGGTCCGCAGGCTTTCGAGCGTGTCGCCGTCAAGCGACAGGGCCATGCCCGGGACCTGCCCGCGATTGACGCCGGGCGCGGCCCGCAGCGCCGTCTCCGGATCGGTGATCCGGATCGCCGCGCGCGGCCCGCCGGCGGCGGCGCCAAAGGTGCTCTCGACGATGAGCGCCTGCCGGCAATGGGCGTAGAATTCCAGCACCGCGGCATTGTCCTTGGTGCGGGTGACGTCGACGGTTTCGATCAGCATGTCCTCGTAGACATCGAGCCCGGTGACGATATCGAAGGGCTCGCGGCTTTCCTGCAGCGCGACGATCGCCTGATAGCCGGAGCTGACCCGCGTCGCCGGCAGGCCGTTGACGATGCCGGCCCGCCCGGAGGCCGGCCCGATGACGCCCCACAGGGCGAGTTCCTTGGGCTCGACATAGGCGTGATCGGTGACGTCGGCGCCGAACTCGATCGGGTTGCGGGTGATCGACAGGCGCGACAGATGCCGCTCCTGCAGCATCACGTCGATGGGCACGGGGCCAAGGGACCGGGAGATTGCGACAACCATCAGGCGATATCCGCGGCTGGGATGTTGAGATCGGTATCGGCCGCGCGATGCGCGAACCGGGTTAGCACGCCTTCGACCGCCCGGGCGGCAGCCTCCGGCGCGGTCTGGCCGGTGACGTTCTGGGTGAGGTTCGTGGTGATACTTGTGCTATCGGTGTTCTTGATGTTCGAGACGCCTGCGTCGGCGTACATCTTCGGAGAGACGGCCTGGTGGCGCATGTCGGCGATCTTGGCCGTGGCCTCCGTCGGAACACCTGCCAGGCTCCCGGAGGGAAACTCCAGCACGGGTGTCCTGGTGTCTGGTTTCTCGCCATAGACGGAGGGTGCGGGACGCTGGAAATATTGCTTTAATCTGGACCCGAAACTATCGTCTCCGTCCAATGCCTTAACCGGATCCTTGAAGTCCCCTTTCCTCAGGGTGCTCCGTTGATCGAAATACCGCCCGTCAAGCGAAGGCCGCCACGGTTTTGCTCTGGGGAATGGATGTGTTTGCGGAAACGCTTCAGGCTTTCGACCGGGGACCGGCATCCGCCGGACATTGATGAACGGCGAAACGAGAGGTCGCGAAATCTGCGGCCTGCGAGTAAGTGGAACGGTCGCCTTACGCTGGGGAGCACTGGACTGCGGGCTCGTACGCGGCCCGGAATGCTGCTGCCGAAGCTTTTCTCCAAGCTTTTCACGAGCCTTTTTGAGTTCGCTGGCTACACCAAGCCCCGGCTGTTGAGAGGGCGGCGCTACTAAGGGCTTATCTAGCTCCGCGGCCCGTTTGTTGACGACAGTTACGCCACCACCGGAGGGAACTTCACGCAACATATGCTCAGGAGCGACAGGGAGCACGAGTGGAGATAAAGAGAATGCCTCCGGATGTCGCATCAATGTATCAGATATAAGTATTCCCGCAGTAGATAAAGCTATTGCTGGCAACGAAATTAATTCCCCCGACAAGGGAGCATTAAGCGCCTCAGCCGCCTTCTGATTATCTACCGCTATATTATATTCCGGAAACAAATCTCTCTTACCAATTGTTTTTCTAGAAAGTTCAGAATTAAAAAGGAAACTCTCAATACCGTACCCAATATCTCTTCCAATATATTTTTGAGGTTTAACATATATATCAATCACATCCCATTTTAACTCATTTTCATATTCATTATTTAGAAATAATTTATCTGTAATAGAATTACTATATATTTCTTGATATATGTCAAATTTTTCAATTATTTTTTTTACTAAAAATGCAGATGTTTTGCTATTAAATATTTTAGTTAATTCATCTACATCACCTCCAGATGCTTCATATGCAACATTTTTAATAGATTCAACAAAATTAACTCCAGATTCCTCAGATTCTCTAAAAAATTTATCTATATCAATACCACGCTTTAGGAATTCTTTTTTGGTGTGAGACGAGTTAAAAGATTCCAATAATTCGACTATAATACCAGCTGTTGTAGGAACTGATTGCGTTCTTCCTCCATGCAACTGTATCAAAGATGCAAGTGCTACACCTTCCTCAGCACCTTTGAACCCGAGTTGTTCGATTGGTTCAAAGGCTCCGGGTAGGTAAGGTGCGATATTCCTGAAGGGGATTCCGCCCAGCGACCCAGTGGCAGCAATTGAGCTGAGAAACACTTCATCTTTATTCGCGGGAACCTGGAGGTGAACTGTGCCGCTCAAATTGAGCCGCGCAACATCCTCGCTGTCGGCTCCAAACGCCTGCGTCCCGCGTGCGATCACGGGCAGTCGGCCCGATACATGCTCGATGGTCGCGCCTTCTTCGAATTGCGCCTTGGCGGCCTCCAGCAATTTGTACGGTTCCAACCCTGCCTCAAAGGCGGTCTGCATGACCCGCTTTCTGAAGTCATCAGTTTCAGCACGGCTCCATCTGAACTCTCGTCCCATGTTCTCAAGCAGCACCCGGAATTCACTGCTCTCTTCGAATTCATCAAGAACCGAATCGCCGATCACTACAGCACTCGCACCGAGGATAGCGGCGCCGATTGCATGTAAAATACCCATTTGAATCACCTTCTTCTGAGCGCTCATCGACGCGACGATTAAGGTCCTGGTGCGGATGAAAGAGTTCGCTCAAGTCCACCATGTCGTCGATGGCGGAGCATCTATCGGCCTTCTGTTCCAGCATGACAGGCCCTATAGTGCTGGGTGTGCAGTTCAGGGAATCATGCGATGAACGTTTGGCATTGTTGGAGAAGTTTATTCTGGTCCGGCTTTTTCGGCGTTGCGCTGATAATCATCGGTTGTACCGGCTTCACCGGCTTGGGCCACGCTGACAGCGAGCCCAGTGAGCGTGCCAAGAAGGAACTCCAACGGGCTATTGAGATAGCCTTTTTATTGGACGCCGAACGGGTCTTTGATCCGCATTGCCCTTTTCCAAATTACTGCAGCCTTACCATCTTGAACGGCGGCACTCTTGAATTTTCTGTAGGCGATACGGCGCTAGACAGCGCTTTTGGTGCCCCCTTTACGCGAAAACAGATGGGGCAGGAGGTGGTGACATGTACTTGGCTTGTCGCCCTCCTGACCGGGGTCGAAGACCTGTCTGTGGCCGAAGCCATTGCCCAGGAATTGGTGACGGATGCCAGAGCGACGAAACAAACAGTCTCCGCTACAGTGCTTGGCGTCAGTTTCACTGCCAGGTGGTGGCAGGCCGACTATGTCAGTTGTAAAGGGAAACGCCTCTAATCGGCAATGTTCTATCTCAAGCAGTTTTGAGGCTCAGGCGAAGCCTTACCTGTGTTTCCGATGGCACAGCCTGTAAAAGGAGGCCTTGAAACCGGCACACGAGGTCAGGCCCCTGAAGCCGCCTGCCCCAAAACCATCCCGATCACCTCTTCTTCCCCGGCGCCTCCGTAGCGCGTCTTGCGATGTCTTCGCGTAGATCCAGGGCTTCATGCATGTCGGCCAGATCATCGATCGTGAGGTCGCCGCAGACATCTCGCCAGGAGCAGAGTGGCGGGTCCGCCAGCACCGGGCGCCACAGCCACAGATCCTCGTGAATATTTGGCGCTATGCGCTCGATGTCGCTCCCGGACGCGTGGCCGCCGTCGCCGCCGCTTGTGCGCTGCGGCCGACGGCGCCGAAAAAATCCGCGAAATTCACCTTCAGAACGAAACCCGCCACCTTCCAGGCGCCAATCAGATTGTCCTGAAAATGGTGATCGAAGACGATGGCCTCGTAGCCGCTACCGCTCGCCGTCTTGATCTGAGCGGATTCCACCAGTTGGGTGATCAGGCTGTCGGCCTCATCCACGTCGGCCCTGGCCAACACATCATTGATGATGGCGGCCATCACCCGTTCCGTGCTCTCCTCATCCACGCCACCGCGCAACACCGCAATCCCGTCGAGCGCCGGACCGAGCACCTTGCCGAGGCGCAATAGAAGCCGCTGCGCCTCGCGGGCGGGAAGCTTCTCGCAGCGTATGGTGACATCGTCGATCTTCTGTTCCGGCATAACGGATCCTGTACTAAAGGTTGCGGGGACTGAGATTGCGGAGGGGGCGCCATGAAAGCATGGCTTTATCGAAACATCTTGAAACGCGGATGGTTCCGTCTTTTAGCGACCGTAATCGTCGTATTATTGGGCGCGCTCGTCGTACATAACTTGTTTTTTTTTAGAACCGGCGCCAGACCGACAGACTACACCGAGATTGAGATTCAACGGGCAATAGAATCCGCACGCACGATGGGGTACAGACGGATCGAGAAGATCAATTGCCAACATCCAAACAAATGCTCGCTCTCATTACGAGGTGGAGGCGGTCTCAGTCTTTTCACAAGCGAAACCCCTCGAAAGGAGGTTGAGGTCTATACGTTCGAAAAGCAGTGCCGCTGGGCGTTCGCGTTTCTGACCGGGCTGGACGACCCGGACGCCGTCGATTCCATCGTCAGCGAGCTCATTGCGGAAGTCGATAAGTCGAACCGCTGGGCCAGCAGAGAGATGAATGGGGCCGCGCTCATAGTCTCGGATATTTCAACCTCGGACGATCGAGATGCGGATATATACTGCAGCGGAGGACGCCCCCTGCGGCGTTAAACACACTCCGTCAATGTGAAGCATGAGCCAGACTCCATAACCGCGACACAGCGGACTTCCCCTCCCATCCATTGGATTTCAAGGCAGGCGGCGCGCGCACTGGGCGCGCCGCCTGCGCCCCTCTCCTGCCGGCAGGGAGGAGGCAAAGACGGCAAGGCGCTGCAAACGCGTACCAGCCGCGCCGCCGCCCGCCTAGACGTATTCCACCTGCGTCGGATCCCAGGCCTGGGCAAACAGCACCCAGTCGCGCGAGGCGGCGTTTTCGCCATAGGCGTGCTGCGGCGCGCGGATGATGGTGGCTTCGGCCGCC